ATCCGGCAGATATGGATGTACCATTTACCATACTGTTTTACCTGTAATAAGTCTGTTTGACTCAACGCCATTCTCTTCTTCTTCAACTTCTTTTTTAAGCCTGTCGAGGTAATCGAGAAGGGACTGCCTGTCATATTTGATTTCAAAACCTGCTCCGTTGCTCATACCGTTGTTTGTATCAGCTGTGCTTAACAGTAATTGTATAACCTGTATTGCTGCTTTCTTAACAACAAGCTTGTTGGCTACTGTATAAGTATCGGCCCCGTTAATACCAAAATCAATTAATGCACCCTGTAGAGAATCATTATTTGAAGGGGCAAAACCTATTAATGATATTAATCTTTCGAGATTAGTCATTTCAATTCAATGAGCTTCTTACCCAGTAAATAGTCAAGCCTGCCTTTGTCAAATGAGCTTACATCTTCACCGGCCTGAAACTTTTTATTGAAGTTTGTCTTATCCCTGAAAGGAGCAACAACGATATATTTTTTCTTTTTATCTGTTGCTTTTTCTACTTCTAAAGTTTCTTCCGGTTTTGTTATTTCTACTTTTGCCATAAAAAAAAATTATCCTTCTACTTCTGTAGAATCAATTTTATAAATTTGATCAACGTTGGTCAACACAGGAACCACACGTGATTGTGAGCTTGTCCATTCTGCCAATGACGGCTGGTTTGATCTGTATTTTGATACAAGGATATACTCATCTGCTGTTTGGTATGTTACACCTTCAACAGGGAAGTCAGCTTCGGCCAATCTTGCCCATTGAAGCAATCCCAATTCTTCGCTACAAATACCTATGACAATTCCAGTAGCCCATGGAGTGGCAACGGTCTGAACACCATTTTTCTCATAGCGTACAGAGCGTTCAATGATTTCGATGGTAAAACCAAAAGTGTCTTTCAGGAATTCGTTCACTTTTGAAAGAGAAGGTATCTGTGAGGCTGTGCCGGCAAAACCAACGCTAAAAGCATAATATTCTTTTACCTGGGTTGTTTTGGCAAAATTGTTGAAAGTGGCCCGGTCCATCAACCATTTCTGAATAATGTTGCCGGCATTTTTTGCATTATTCCAAACTCCCTGCAAATCATCTAATGGTGTAGCCGATGTACTTGACCATACAGTGGCAACGCCTGACTGGTTTGCGGATAAATAACCGTAATCCAGCCTGATAGATGTACCAACGTTTTCTGTGTCTGTAATTTCTGCCACGCCGGTAGAAAGGGCTTCAAGGAATATAGCTTCATTCCTTTCATAAACGCCACCTATTACCCGGGGTACATCATTAAAAATCCTTGTAATGAGCTGTGCTTCTGTTTCTGGGCGAAGTGCCAGGGTGCGCAGATCGGTTAGCTGTTTTTCACGCAGCGCCATTTCCATACCCATTTTAGGTATGTCACCGGATGCACGGGAAATAGAATCCCTCTTCTTTAATGGAAGAGATGAATCCATGGCAACAACATCGGCCATTACCAATGTATTGGCTGCTGTAATGCTTTCCCATTTACCATCGGGTGAATATTGTTTTTTCAAAAACCTTTTATGGTAATAAACCAACGGGTTTTTACTGTCGTTTATCTTGTTTACTATAGCAGCAACAACACCGCTAAAGAACTTCGATACATACTGAACGAATAAGGATGTCTGTTTCATAATTTATTAGTCCTCCCTGAAGTCGATTAGTGGTACTGCTGTTTTAAATGCTGACAAAATGCTTGTCATTGAGAAAGGCGCAGCGGCCGGGTTAACGGTTCCCCTTACCATTATACCAGCGAAGGGTTTAGCTGTTAATATTGATGCAATAAGAATACCTACATAAGTATGGCCTGAAGGAAGCGAACCATAGGCGGCAGCAGTAGTGGTAACTGTTGCTACCGGTACGCTGAAACCTGACCCGGTGCCACCTATATATGTATTATCAGCGGTAAGAACATCGGCAACGGTATAGTCCTTGCCGGCCTTAGTGATAGTAACAGTAGTAACTACTGTACCTGCTACCACTACCGTTGCAAGTGCGCCGGAACCGGTGCCACCGGAAAGCGGTACATTCTCGTAGGTGCCATTTGTGTATGTAGTTCCTGCTGTTACAGATCCAAGTGTGGCAATATTTCCAATGCTTGCTTCTGTAGCCGGCATTGGTTTGTGGGCGCCGGTAGATGTTTCCTTTATGATTACATGACCGGCATTTATCACCTTTGGCGAAAACCCGGTAGTATCTAAGGCACGTCCCCCACGGATTGACTGAAAGTTATCTACAATAACGATAGAATCGTTACCGGTAACAACTTCTGTCACATCATCATTGAGATTTACGATAGCTGCCATTTTTAAAATTTTACATTATTTCATTTACGACAGCATCAATTTCTTCTTTTGATGCTGCCTTTTCTCCCTTACCTCTTCCGGAACCACTACCGCCCACAGGTGCTGGATGCACTGCTATCCCCTGCTCAACCAATTCTTTTTGAAAATCTGCATAGTCAGCCTGAACGTCTATTACAAACTGATCTATGTCATCTTCCTTTTGAGGAATGGCTCTCTTATTCCAATAATTACCGGGAATTTCTTTCAGTTTATCAGCAATGGCCTTTTGGATGGATGATTTTGTTTTTTCCCCTTCGAGCTGCTGCACTTTTTCAAGCAATACATTATTGCTTTTCATTAATGCTTTTGCCCAAGGGGGGGTGTCATCATCATCATCCTTTGGGTCACCACCGTCTTCCTGGTTGTGATTGGAATCTTTTTTTGTGGGATTTTGCTGTCCGGCAGTTTTTAATTTATTCTGCATGTTACGCATTGCATCATCTTGTTTTGCAATGTCTGCAAACGGATTGTAATCGTTGAACTCGTCCAGCTTTGCATCAATTTCATTTTCGTCTGTAACTTTCTTTTCAAGTATAGCCGCTATTGCGTCCAGCCTTGCTTTAGAAAGATTTACAGCCGGGAATTTTGCCTTAATTGAGGCGATAATCTTTTCCTTCATGTATAAGAGCTTTTTGTTTCAATCATAAAACTGAAACAAAAATCATGAATGGAAATAAATTATGACGTGAAAAAAGATAGCAAACATTTTTTGCTAACAAATTGGCTACTCATGTTTAATACCGGGTAAAACAATATTATCCTGCTGTTGTTTCGTTTTCTTTTCTTCCTCCTGGTTTATTTTTTCTAATTCACTCTCCCAGTCTTCAACAAGAGGATTGATCTTTACTGCTGATTCTTTTGATATAATACCTGCATTAACAGCAGATACAATAGAAGTAATTTCACCTTGAATATCCTTTGGAAGAAAATAGGTAAACACCGGTTTTATATTAACCCTCTTACCTTGCTTCAATCTTGAATCGAGAATGGCCACGGCTGATTTTAAAAAATTAATACGCCTTGTAACACCTATGCCAAAAATTTCCTCCTTATCCGATGCCTTTAAATGGGCATCCATAAAAAATGTGCGCAGCGCTATGCCGGATAAAGCGCCGATAGATTTAAGGTTATCAAGGCTGATGTCTGGAGTGTGTGTATATTTTGCAATGGCCCTGTTTAGATTTTCATCTTCCATTTTTTTAGACTCCGGTAAAGAATCCCAGGTAAGGTATGATACATCTGCATCAGACCCTAATTCCAGTACCTTGCCTTGCTCTCCTTTTTTAGTAAATCCTTTCACATCTCCCTTTGCAAGTACAATAGGGCTGTCGAAATAATCATTGGTATCGGCATGATTGCTTACCTTCTTTTCTAACCGGTCAATAAGATTTTCTACATCCTGCCATTCAGGCGAAGGCTGGCTGTAATAAACTACAGGTATTTTTTTAAAGATATTTACAATGCCTGACCCTGAAACCTTTTCGTCACCTGTCTTCTGTATTTTAACCGGGGCCCAATCCCCCTGTCCTTCTTTTTGCAGGTAGTATATTTTATCGGCAGTGTAAACATCAAGCCTTTCAATATCTTTTTCCCTTCCATCTTCTTCATGTGTTTTAATAACATACCCTCTTCCAAAAGCAATCAAATCATTGAATTTGTCAAAAATTGGGTACAAAGCATCTCCCAATGACGGAGCCAGCAACCTTACCCTTAACTTATACTTTGATTTCATTGGCAAACCATCATAATAACCTTCCTCTGTTTCTACCGGGTACCACAATTCCGCACATTCAGTTTCACTCATTGTCATTTTTAGAATAGAACGGAAATTATACTCCATTTTATTATCGCTGTTGATTGCATTTATAATCGTGAGCATGTTTTTTTCTGCATCATTTTCAGCCGTACCATTCAACGCCGGTACACCCATAAAAGCGGCAGATAATTTTACTATGCGTTTTTGTTCAGGTATAGGTATCCTGGCAACCTGTACAATGGTATCTCCTTCCTGATCTTCCCCTTTCACTAATTTATCAGGCCGCTTGGCTTTATCCATTACATCATGGTTCTTTACTTCATATTTTTTAATAGACTCTTTATATGCATTTGTGCCGCAATAAGAATCCATGCAGCTTATCAGCTTTTGTATGTCGTTTCTTTCTATAAGAGAAATAATTACACTCAGTTCCATAAGTTTTTAGTTAATTGGTTTTTGTAAACATTGTATTGCCTTGTTGCATTTATCCATAAAATCAGCATCTTTTTTATATCTGAATTTCACTTCTGAAATTTGCCTTGACATTAAAGAAGATGGCTGCTGTAGTATGTCAGATAAAATCTTATTAAGCCTCCTTCGGTCGCCATAAAAGGATATAATAACACTGATAAAGATTTTTCTTATTTCGGTGAATCTTGATTTAAAAACGGGCCCTGTTAGTTCGCTATCTTTAATACCCATCATTTTGCAATACCTTTCAAACATAAACTGAATAGCCTCTTTCTGAATGCCTATATTTTCTTCCACCTGGTTAATTATTGATTGGGCTATATCAGGGTGCTTCGATACAACAACTCTGCCTATATTGGCTAAAATATTTTTTGAATAATTCATTACCTAAACCACCCCGCTTGTGAAGCAAGGTTATTTTTTCTTGATTTATATTTATTCCATTCTTCTTTTAAAAGCTCTATAATAAAGTAACGCTTAGCATCGCTGAAATGCCCGTGAGTTTCATACATCTTACCGGTTAATGTGTTTTTTTCCTTTGGCTTTAACATTGTCCCATCCGGCGCCTGCTTTACGGTTAAGTAATCTTCAATGCTCACTTTGCATGAATCGCTTATAGTTATATTGTATCCGTTGATACCAACTTCATATATCTCATTAATAAAGGCTGCACTCAGCGCTACTTCCGGGGCTGATTTTATGACCCTGTTTTGCATTTTAAACCTCGTTTTATTTAGCTCTTCAAAAAATTTATCATAAAAAGATTTACTATTTTCATCAACAGTAGATGCTTTCTTTGATGATGGGTCTCCATAAACGAATACAACATCATTGTGACCGATTCTAAGAAGCCAATCAATAAATTTTCTCGCCGCTTTAGGAGCATTATTGTCAGGGATTTTGCAAGGTATTTCGTGAACCTGCCTTATGTTTTTCCCGAACACCTGCCAGGCGGACACGGTAACATACGGGTAACTATTATCATCAATAGATACATGAACGGGACCCTTTTCGTAAGCAATCGGCATCGCATGTTTGTCCGGCTCAAACTGTATCCAAAACTCACCGCCTGTTTTAAATATCCCTCTCTCCCCATTAGCGTAAACCCTGTAGTTAATGCTATTTCGCTGCCTATCCCTTTCAAAATCACGAATGGTTTCTGTGTCATAAAACCCACCCTTACCGGACGGGTGACCCACTACCCAAAAATTATCCCGATAGGTAACTTTTATATTAACCATGTTCCCAATGCTGTTTATTCGCTTAAACGCAAATTCATGGTTCAAAGAACTGTACTTGCCAGGGCATCCTGGTATATATAAAGGCATCTCTGTCCATAACTCTGTATCTATCCATTCTGTATATAACCACAGATTAGCGCTCACCGGGTTCCAGTCTGTTATAAATTTCTGGTTCGGCCTGCCCCTTAACCTTTTCCTCATTTGGTCCCAATGCTTTAATAAAGTTTGGTTCCATTCGTTCACATACACAATATCAAAATCTTCAATTCCTTTAATATTC